GGGATCGGCGTTTGTTGGCGTCGGGCTGTCCTGGTCGTACAGGTGCAAGTTGCCCGGGTTGACGCCAGCGAATGGGAACGTTGCGTCGTCGAGTGGCGCGGTGGGCGGCGAGCGGAAGGCGGCGAAGTTCACGCCGACGACCGCGAGGCGACCGGGTATCAGCGCCACCCAACGCCAGCCGGTGTAGCGGATGCGTTCATTGCGAATCAGTCCCTGCGAGCCCAGCGTCACGGCGCTTGCAACCGTGAGCGTGACGCCTGCTGGCGTTGACGGGACCCACGTGAGTGGTGTCAGCGGCAGAATGTTGCCGATCGCGCCGGGCGGCGCGGTGCAACTCGCGGTGAAGGACCCGGCTCCGCCGCTTGTCGTCGTGAAGGACGCACTCGACGGCGTGAACGTGATGCCGTTATACGTGAGAGTCAGACCTGCGAGCGGGTAGGTCGTGCTCGGCGTGCCGGTGACGGCAACGGTAGCTATGGCCGCTGCAGGCGAAGGAACGCGGATCCCGTTGGCCCCGGCGATCACCGAGTCAATGAGTTTGAGCATGCCCGGCTGCGTGCTCGGCGACGCGCCGCCCTTGGCCACCTGCTTCGCTCCGCGCGGGTCGGTCAGGGCAACGATGCACGTCCATCCGGCGACGGCCTTGTCCTCGCGGTCCCCGCCAGACACAGGAACAGAATCAGCGGACGCGGTCTCGCCAGACGCCGCCAGAAGTAGCGCGGGCGTCTTGCCGAACGTCTCCTCTGTCACCGAGTCTTGCCGCGGCAGTTCGCCTACCCAACGTCCCACCATTGCAAATGGGCCGGGGGTTGGCGCGGTCGTCGCCAGAGATTGGCACGCCGAGAACAGCGCCGCGTCGATGTCGTCCAGAGTCGCGCTCACCAGCCGGCCTCATGGGCAGCTTGCTGCAGCCCATGCTCTAGCCACCCATTGACGGCCGCTTCCTCGCGCACAAGGGCGGCCGTGAGAAAGGACCACGGCCCGTACTGCAGTTGCTCTCCGTCCACAGTCGTGGAGTACGCGAGATGCTCGTCAAGTGTGCCTTCCTCTAGAAACTCACCGTAGGGGCGGCCTGCGGTCACTCCGCCGGAGAGCGAATCGCGCATGAATGTACCGCTCGACATGCTCGCGGCGATGCTGCCCTCAAGCCGCCCGGTGCGATTCGTGAACGTGTGGCTGTCCCGCGCGCTCTGCGCGATCGCGTTCGACAGGCGCCAGACGGCCGAACTCACCTGCTCGTCAAGCGCGTGCTTGAGTGCGTCGATCGCATCGGCGACATGCGCGATCTGAACCCGCACGCTCAGTGCTGACTTAGTGCCTGCCGGCGCAATTCAGCCACACGCCGCCGCCATGCGCGCCACGCGGACCGCTTCGCCCGCGCTCCGACAGCTTCGCGGATCGCGGTGTGCCACGGCTCAACTTGTTCCCAGACTTCCGCCGGGATGTTCAGCACGGTTGGCGTGAGCGGGTTTACTTCCTCGAGCGCGCGCAGCACCGCCTCGGTTGTCGGCGGTATCGGGGGCCCGTTGCTCTCCGCTAGCACACACTCGGAGGTTGTCAGAGCATGCGCAAACGCTTCGCGCTCTGCGTCGCTCTCCTGATCAGAAGCCACTTGGATCCTTGCCGTCTGCCGACCGCCCAAATGGCTGGTTGAACGTGCCATCAACCTGCTGCACGTTGTTGACGTTGCCGACTGGCTCCGCGCGCCCGCCCGCGCTTGTGATCAGGCGGTTGCGATCGTCCTTCGCGAGTCGGTCAAAAAAGTCCATTGCGAGCTTGTACGAGCGGTAAAACGGCGCGTCGCGCTCACCCTGCGCGCTCGGGTAGCGCTTCACCGCGTGCATGCACACGACGTCGATCTCGTACGAGATCACCGCGGGATCGACCGTCGCGCCGTTGCTGTTGAAGTACTGTGTCAGGTACGCGCGCGTCCGCATGTTGATCTCGGATTCGGCGTCCGCGATGCATTGCGTACAAAACGCGTCGATCTCGATGCTCGTGCCGTCTGCGTTGCGGTCAAAGACACGTGCGTACATGTCCGACGACAGACGCGCCTTCACGTCCGTCGTCGTAATGTACGGCGTCGTCAACTACCGCCCCCAATACCAGTGCACGCCCTCTTCGAGGCCTTGCTCTGCAGGATCAAAACCCTGTGGGATCTCGGCGCCTGCTTCGATCACCAGCTGATCGCAGACAGTCTTGGCGTGACCGGTCGCGGGGTCCATGTGGAGGTGCGGATTGTGCCCATGCGAGATCTTGCACTTGGCGAATTTCTTCGTCATCGGCTTGGCCTCGATGGTCTTGGTCTTGACCTCGGTCTTCGGCTCGGTCTTGGTATCTTTCTCTTCGACTGGCATGTGCGTGCTCCTTACGATACGACCGTGGTTCCGAGGTATCCGCCGTCGGCGCCCGCGATCACTTGGGTGTCGTCGTCGCTGTGCGCGATCTTCACCCACACGCCGCCGCGGGTACCGGCGATCAGTTCAGGGATCACCTGATTGACGATCGGGCCGAAGCGGTAGGTGTACGTGAAGGTCTGCGTCTTGCGCGCGTTCGGCTGCGCTTCGACGCGGATCAGGGCTGCCGACTTGCCCCACACGTACGAGCTGACAGCCGTGAGACCTTCGGCCGCCGAGTTGTACTTCGCGCGTCCCACCACGCAGCGCTCGAGACCGAACGCGCGTGCGATCACGTCCGCGTCGACGAGAAACGGCACGTCGCCAAGAGAGGTGCTGGCGCGGCTGACCACGTAGCTCTTCACCTCGGCGTTGTTGCGGAACTTCGGCCACACCTGACCGCCGAGCACGAGGTGCGTCGGCTGCACGAACGGTGTTTCCTGCCAGTCCAGAATGTTCTGCACCGGCGTGCCCGTCGCCGTATCCCAGCGGTTGCCGCCGGTAAGTGCCGTCGTGTTCGCGCCGTACGACCCGGACGCGAAGACGGTGTTGGTTGCCACCCGATACTCGCGATGCAACATGAGAAAGTTCATGAGCACTTCGGCCGAGATCACGCGCGGCTGCAGGGGTGCATCGGCGTTCATCTCTTCGTCCTGCGACACGAAGTCAATCAGGCCGTAATCCCGCACCGAGTACGAGTTCGTGGACGTGATCGAGTACGTCGCCTCGCTCGGCCGCCCGCGGTTCGATGCCATGTCGGCGTTGGCGATCTGCTGCAGCGTCGTCGACGCGAAGGCGAAGATCTTGTCAGACCGCTTCGTCACCGTGACGACAGGCGACACGATATCCGCGATGTACTCGCGGTTCTCGTACATGATGAGAAAATTGCTCAGTGCCGTATCGACGTGGACCGCGCTCGGAGCGAGGGCCATGAGGTGCGACGCCGACGCCGAGCCGAGCATGTGCGCGTTGCCGCGCTGCATGCTGGCCTGTGATTGGAGATCCGTTAGGCTCAACATGTTGTCTTATCCCTGCTTCACGTATGGGCCGATGTCGATTGCGACACGCTGGCCAGTGGTTGCGGACTCGAGGACGGTCCCGATGATTCCGGCGTTCGTCCCGCCAGCGAGACCGCTGATGCTCTGCACCGAGCCGGCGGTCGAGTACGCAGTGGCTTCGTCGCCAGCGTTCATGGTGCCCTGAGCAATGCCGGGCCAGATGCCGCTGATCACGACTTGCACCGTTCCGCCGCTGACCGCCGGACCCTGCTCATAGAGCAAGCCGAACAGCGGCGTGGTAGGCTGCGTGCCAGACGGAAGCGTCACGGTGTCGTTGACGGCTCCGGTCTTGAGCACGACAAGCGTGCCTTCCACTTGATTGATCGCCACGCCCGAGTCCATCGTCATTGCGACGATTTGGTTCGGGTTCCGCATTGCGGTTGCCATTACGCGCCACCTTTCACAACGCTGCGCATTGCAGCCATAAGCTTCGCCTCGGCTTCGCCTCGGACTTCACGAGAAGCCTGTCCGAGAGCCGCGATGTACGCCTCATGACGAGTCGCGTTTGCGGGCGCCTTGAACGATGCGTCGCTCATGAGCTTCACAGCGCGCTCGTGCGCCTGTGCGCTCAGGTCTCGGTCGTCCGATGCTGCTTCTTCTGAGGGAGCAGCCATGCGATCCGACATGCGCGACACGTTGCCGGTCATCAGCGTTTGCTCTGCTGCCGACAGACGCACGGGTTGCGCGCGCTTGACCTTCGGGAAGGTTTCCTCGAAGCCGGCGCGATCCGACATGAAGAGGGCGCGGGCGTACTCGCGGGCTTTCTTGCTCTTCGGAATGGAGCGCTCATCGTCGTCCATCGCGCCGTCCGCCTCTTCGGCCATGCGCTTCGCGTGAGCCGCCTTCATCTCGCGGTGCTCGGCGAGACGCTTCGAGAGGTCCTCGAACACGTCCTCGTCCTCCATGCCCTCGTTGGCCTCGCCGTCGGCGGCCATCATCTTTTTGAGCCGCGACATGAACGCCTTGTGCTTCTCGGCCATGACCTTGTTGTCCTGACCGTCTTGGGTCACTTCTGCCATTGTCTTTTCCTTTGGTTTGCCAACTGAGGTAGGCACGTGAACGCTCTCCGGCGAAAGCGCCGCGAGCACTGATGCAGCCGGCTCTGACGCCGTGACAGGCGCCATGCCATCAATGAAGGGGTGGTTTGTCAGCGCGACCGATGTCAGCCGCGCGCCGATCGGTTCACCCGACTCGCGATCGATCGAGTTGAAGTTGACCGCGGGCGACAGGTACGCCGTCCTGCCAGCGCGCACGTTGTCGACGGCGCCTTGATCTTTCCATTCGAACAGGGCCCACAGCTCATCGCCGCGTTTGACGATGTCTTTGACCCACGCCATTGCGGGGACGCCCTTGCTCGCGACATCGTCGCTGCCGAGCGTTTCGCTCAGGTGCTCTTGATCGAGCGGCACGCGGCGATTCTTCGTCGCGTTGTGGTTGCGAATGATCTCGTCGTAGATGGCATCGTTGAACGAGAACTCGCCCTGCTCGTGACCCTTCCACGTGCCGTGACGCGCGATCTGATTCCAGCTCGTGGAGAGCGGCGCGGGTTCGGCGAGCAGGATCGCGATGCCGGGGCAACGCGTGGTCGTCGGCTTGTCCGCCCACTCGGCTCGGTGCTTCTCGAGATGCTCGAGCCCCTCGGTCTCCGTCTGCCCGCTGCGCGCGCCGTGCATGGCCGCGATGGCCGCTGCAACGCCAGCCTTCGACGTGACGAGCTTTCCGTCGCGCACGTCGTGGTGCGGGTAATGAAAGTCGCCGAGCTTGTTTCCCTCGCCCGTGACCTTCGCGAAACCCTCGGCGTACTTGTGCCACGCGCTCGCGGGCGGGTCGTCGGAGTCGACACCGGCCCACTTGCGCATGCGTGCAACGGCGGCATCGGCGTCCCACGCGCCATCGATCACCGGGTGGCGTTGATACGGAACGGCAGCCATGTTTGTTCGTCAGCTGAGGTTTTCGAGCCAGTGGCAAGTCGCTGCGACCATGCCTGGATCGCCACACGTAAGAAGCTCTTCGATGAGCGGACCGGCCTTCTCTGGCTGGTTGAATACCGCGTACCAATCGGCGAGCTTCTGCGTGACCATTAGGTCGCCCGGCTGCTCCGCGCGGCATTGCTCGAGCAGTGCAATCTCTCGCTGCTTCCATTCTGGATCGCGACGACGGCACCCGTCATTGCGACAGAAGATCACGAGACCATCGTTGATCTTGGTGAAGTTGCGGTGCCCGACGATTGTCTCGTGGATCTTGCGATACCATGTTGCCGGCGAATCGAGCTTGACCAGAAACTCTCGCCAGTAGTGGTAGGCGCCGTTGAAGGTACACTGCGCCATCGCGAGGTCTGCCGAGAACTCGGGTAGCGGCGGCTGCGCGCCCGACACTAGCCGCTGGTCGGCGTCGATGATGAGCGCGTAATCTGCGCCTGACATCCTTGCCAGCTCGAGAGCGTTGTTTCTGGCTGTCGCGAAGTCCGACCAATCTTGCTCAAGCAAGCCGCCCGGTAGATCGCCGAGCGTGTCGAGAATGATCTTCTGCGTGCCATCTTTGCTGCCGGTATCGACGATCGCCCACGAGTCGATCCACGGACGCACCGACGCGAGGCACGCGCCAATGTTCCGCGCTTCATCGCGGACGATCATCGATAGGCAGGTCTTCATTAGCCGCTGCCAACCATGGCGAACGCGAACTTGATCGACGTTACCGACGCGCTCATCGTCACTGTCAGCGTGTGCAGCGTGACAACTGCGCTCGCGATGTACGCGCCGGGCGCGGCCGTGATCGGCGTCACAATCGGCAGGTCGGTCGTTGCGATTGTGGAATTGGTGAGTGTGTAGGTAGTCCCGGTGAGCGTGAACGTTCCCGCGCGCTTGTTCACCGTGCCGGATGTGCCGGTCGCGCCAGCGTCTGCCAATGGGATCGACAGGCCGCCAAGCAGGTCCACGGGGATCGACGCGGCGCCCATGTTGATCGCCGTGGCGTTCGTGGTGCCAAGCGACAGGGTGCCGGTCGTGTCTACGGTGAGAGCGCCGGAGCCGCCGTTGATGGCCTTGCCAGCCGCGACAGTCAGACCGCCAGGGAATGAGGGGGCGACAGCAGCTGCGCCGATGGCAACCGACGTTGCGTTCGTGGGGCCGAGATTGAGCGCGGCCGCAGCATCCACCGTCAGCGCGCCGCCTGAGGTCGACCACGTTGAAGCCGCGGCGGCCGTGATGGTGAGGGCGCCTGACGACGTGGTGAACGACGAGGCCCCGTTCGCGGTCAGCGCCACGGTGCCAGCCGACTGCGCGAGGTTTCCCGAGACGGTCCCGCCCATCGTCGGGCCAAGGTTCACACCATCGACCATCACGGTCAGCGGACCAATGGTCCCGTCCGACCGCGACGCCTGCACGTCGGCGAAACACGTAGTGCCGCTCGTGCTATTGGCGGTGAGTCGAACGAGTCCGCCGTGAAAGCCCAGAATCTCGATCGTCTTGACGCCGTTGATAGAGCCGCTCTTCGCCGCCACGCTCCAGTTGTTCGACCACGCGGCAGGCGCGTTCGTGCTGCCCTGCATCGCGGTGTAGATCTTGAGCGTATTGATGCTGTTCGACGATCCGGTGTTCTGCACGCAGATGCGCAGAACGTCGCAGCCTGACATGTCGAACCCGGCCGTGCCGCCGTTGAGCAGGTCGGTCTCAACGCCCCCGGAGAGCGTGACGCCAGCCGGCGTCTTGACGATGTCGACGGTGTGGAAGACTGGAATGGTAGCCATTACGGTGTGTCCTTTTCGAGTCGGGTTAGTTGGGCGTCGAACTCGTCGTGAAACGCGCGAACGAATTCAGCGAGCGCGAGGCCGCGCGACTGGCCGTCTTTGAGTGCGACCGAGAACTCGGCGTAGCAATCGCCGTGATCGATGCGGAGACCGCTGAGCGCATCGGCGAAGATGTCGCGGGCCAGCGTTCGCAAGAGAACGCGCGTTCTTTGCAGCTCGCGGTGGCCGAATGGCAGCCGTAGGGCCACGGTCTCCGGCGGCAGAAACAGTTCGGTCACTGCGGGCCCTCGTAGTCCGGCGAGAACCGCGCGACGATCTGGTCGGAAACCACGCGCCGCGCGTCGAAAGCGATCTTCGTGGCGTCACACGGCAGTTCGTATGAGCCGATGATTTCGCCCAGCCGCCGCCCTCGCATTGGGAACGTGACACGGTACTGCCGCATCCGTCCGACGCGGTCCGCGTTGCCACGGTTCGAGCGGAACTCGGCGAACTCCACGCGCGCGCCGAGGAGCGTCCCGCGCACCAGCGCTTGGGCGTCCTCGTGTCGGCTGATCATTGGCTATCTGGCTGGCTGCAGGAGCGGAGACGGGTTGCCTGTGTCGCCGAGCGGCCCGGGTGTCTTGGCCGGCTTCGGTTTCTTCTTCTTGGCCGGTGGCGCTGCAGACGCGGCGGGTGCTGGCGGGGGAGCCTTCTCGACCTTGTCGTCGCGGAACGGGACGACGTCCGGCATCATCGGCGCCGGCGGGATCAGGATGCCCTCGTCAGGCTCGGGGTCGGGGATGTCCAATTCGTTGCGCGATGTGCGCTGGCCAGCGATGCCGCCGACCTTCACGAATTTCTCGAGGCGCGCCATCTTCGCGTCCAGGTCAGCCTTCGGATCGACTGCGAACGCGATCTCGGGCACTGGGGCGCCCTTGCCGAAGTTCAGCCACACGAGCGGCTTGAGCAGGTCGTGGCGCAGCGTCGCCGCCAGCGCGCGCGCATCGTTCCGCGCGATCATCAGCCGCACTTCGTTGTGGATGTCGCCGAGCGCGCGATTGCCGCCCGTCATGCCCACTTCGGTCGTGAGCGTCTCGCCGAGCACGCCCTTCGAGATCTCGTTGTTGCAGGCGAGAATCAGTTTCTCGTGAACGTCGTTGTTCTGCGGCGCGTCGCGGATGTCCGCTTCGGTGTTGTCCGGGAACACCGCGCTGATCTGCGACGTGATCGCGTCGAGCGCGTTCTGCAGTGCCGCAACGTCCTCGGGCGTCGCGCGCATCAGGCCGTCTTTCTTGGTGCCCGTGCCGTACTTGCCCATCCGCAAGCCGCGGCCCGCCCATTCGGCGAACGCCACGAAGTCTCGGAACGCGAAGCGCTTGAACATCGCGAACCAAATCAAACCGCGCCCTAGGCCCTCTTTCGTCGGGTACGTTCCGCGGATGCGGGGCCGATGGACGATGAATTTGCCCGGTGGAAAACCCTCGAGCGGCATGCCGGGGAACTGGCCGAACGGCGAGCCGTTCACGTTCACCGGCTGATACATGTTGCCCGCCGTGCCCTGCGAGTCCCAGATATGCAGGCGCCAATCTGAGATGATCGCGAGCCGGCGCGGATGCACGAACGTGAACTTGTCCGGCACAATGAACTTGCCGTCTTTGCGCCACGTGACCTCGTCGACAGCGCGCCCCACGTAGCAGGCGCCCATCAGGTCAGCGAAGAGATCCTCAAGCCTGCGATCTAGGTCCGAGTCGGCTTCCACCTCGCGAAGCCGCTCGGCACAGAACTCGGCGATCTCGTCGCCCTTCGCGCCAGACTTCTCGGGGGGGCGCATCTCCCAATCGGAGCCCGCGACCGCCATCTCGCGCTTGGCGAGCACGGTGTGCGTGTGCGGGTCGCGCTCGCGGATCTCATCGAGCAAATCCGCCAACTGCCACATATAGCCGATATCGGCATTCGATAGTATGGGCGTTACGTTTTGAGGAGTAAGGCTACCGCCCAGTATCCTCTGGTAACGGTCGACGAATGGAGCGACAGCCAGCTTGCTGTCCAACTTCACATTGACCGTTCCGCCCTTGGTCGGCGTGATGATCACGGCGCCCTACGCAATCCGCAGCGTGGCAGGCAAACTATGCTCGTCGGCCGCCGTTCCCTCGTACTGCGCGATGATCTCACGCGCCCACGTGAGTTTGTCTGACACGCGTTGCCCTGGCGGCTGGCTCATGGACCACAACTCGAGGTTTTCGGGTCTGTTATCTGAAC